ACGTCAAGAAGGCGTACCAGGCCAAGATCAAGTCCGGCCGGGCCGTGTTCCACGACGCCGATCAGGCCGAGGCCTTCGGTTCGTGGGCCCGTCTCGCCCTGCTCGGCACGTACGACTACGGCTCTCAGAAGCGGGCGGACATCGAAATCTGCCGCAAGACGCAGGTCGAGTTCAACAACCAACTCGGCGGCGCGCTCGTCCCCGTGGAGTTCCTCCCGAACCTCGTCTGGCTGACCGAGCAGTACGGCATCGCCCGCAAGGTGGCGAACGTGGTCCCCATGTCCCGCGACGTCATGACGGTGCCCCGCAAGACGGGCCTCGCGTCGATGGTGCCGATCGCCGAGGCGGGCACGATCACCGGCCTCGACAACTCGTACAACAACGTCACACTGACCGCCAAGAAGTACGGCGTGCTGTACCAGATCAGCCGCGAACTCATGGCCGACTCGGCCATCAACATCGCGGATGACGTGGCCCGCAGCATCGCCGAGTCGCAGGCGATCGCCGAGGACAACGCCTACTTCCTCGGTGACGGCACCTCGACCTACGCCAATCAGGTCGGCCTGACCGCCGCCCTGCCGTCCAGCGCGTACCTGACCGGCGTGGCGTGGGGAACGCTGGCCGTCGCCGACTTCACCACGGCCATGGGCCGCGTCGAGAACGTGAACCCGGCCCGGCTGGCGTTCGTCTGCAGCCGCCAGTTCTTCGCGCAGGTCATGCTCAAGGTCGACAAGACCGCCAACCAGTTCAAGGAACTGACCATGGGCGGGCTCGGCGGCGACGCGACCTTCCTCGGCTACCCCGTGTTCTTCTCGCAGGTGATGCCCAAGGCCACCGGCAGCAACGTCAGGTCGTGCTATTTCGGCGACTTCACCGGCGGCACGATGCTGGGCGATCGTCGCCAGTTGGAGATTCAGACCTCCGACCAGTTCTACTTCAACGCCGACAGCCTCGCCGTCCGCGGCACCAGCCGTTTCTGCGTGGACATTCACGGCGACGGCCGCGGCTCGACCTACGGCCCCATCGTCTGCATCCAGGGCGCCTGATAGACGCCACAACGAAAGGAACCTGACTCATGAACGTTCTCCTCAACGCGTACATCAAGGGCGGCACCTCGACGGGTGGCCCTCTCGACATCAACGGCACGACCAACAGCGGCGTCGCCTTCGACCTGACCTCTCTCGGCGGTCTGGGCGAGGCGGCGGCCATCGTCACCATCGGCAACATCGCGGCCGACGCGACGGTGCTGAAGGTCCAGCACAGCAACGACAACAGCAACTGGGACGATGTTTCCGGTGCTGCGTTCACCAGCACGGCCCTGCCGACGGCGGCTGGCGGTGACAACGACTGCTGGCTGTTCCACTTCCGCACGGGCGGATCGCTGCGTCGCTACCTCCGCGTGGTGGCGACGGCCGGTGCGGGCGCCACGCTGTACGGCGTGGTGTGGATCGGCCTGCACGGTGCGCAGGGCGTGACCGGCACCACCGAAGTCGAGCGGTCGGCTTCGCAGGGCCTCGGCAACTCGTCCTCGCTGCTGGGTCGCGTGGTCGTGTCCGTCTGATTCTCTCTCACTCACACACCCTCGGCTCGTGGCGAAAGCAACGGGCCGGGCTTCATGGCCAGCCTCATCAGCATCGCCGAGTACAAGGTCTGGGCCGGCATCAGCGGCACCGCACAGGACGCCCTGCTGACCGTCCTGGTGGACGCGGTGTCGATGGAGGTGAGGCGTCTGTGCGATCGGAACCTGACCAACGGCTTTGAATCGACCAGCAGGACCGAGCGGTACGACGGCACGGACGAGGCGACGATCCAACTCATCGAGTGGCCCGTTTCGAGCATCACCAGCGTCACGCTCTACACGGCGGGCGGCGACACCGAAGTACTCGATGCCGACACGTACCGCGTCAACGGCGACAGCGGCGTGCTGTCCCGCATCGACCCCAAGATGGGCCGGTTCCCAGTCACGGCGTTTGGCACGGTCAACGCCACCTTCAGCGTGCAGCCGTGGTTCGACCAGGGCTTTGATAACGTCGAGGTGGTCTACACCGGCGGGTACGCGACGATCCCGGCGGACATCAAGATGGCCTGTTACCGGCTCACGGACTTGGCGTATGCCGCCCGCGGCCGAAACATGGGCATCCAGTCCGAAAGCCTCGGCGGGTACTCCTACACGAACATGGACCCGGCCAAGACCACGGCCATCAAGGCGGAACTGATCCGAGCGTACAACACCGGGAGGGCGTGACGTGGCGAACACGCCGTGGCATCTGCTCAAGCAAACGATGGACGTCTACACCACGACATGGGCGACGGCCAATGACGGCGTACCGCGTGGCACATCTCCCGGCACGGCGTCGTTCTCGGTGGCGTGCAGCGTACAACCGGGCTCGGCGGCGGATGGTCTGGTCTACGGCCGCGACACCACGACCAAGATCTTCGAGGTGTACTGCGCACCCGTCACGACAGCCGGCGCCGCATGGGGCGTGACGCCCAAGGACAAGGTCATCATCAACGGCGTGCAGTACCGGGTCGCTGGCCAGCCGCGAGACCTGATCCTGCAGGGCGTGGTCTACGTGGTCACCCTTGAGAGAGATCAAGACTGATGACCCTCCGCGTGACCAAGACCATCATGCAACTGGACCGCCCACGGCTGCAGCAACTGCTCGGCGATGCGGCCAACCATGGCGTCGATCGGGCGGCCACGCAGTGCGTGCGGTTCATCAAGAACTCGTTTGTGAAGACCACGCGATTTGCCCATTCGCCCGCTGGTGGTCCGCCTGGCACGGGCACCCGCAAACTGCAGCAGTCGATCACGGCCACACCCGCGAAGAACGGCCGGTCCATTGTCGGGACGAACGTCCCATATGCTCGCATACAGGAACTGGGCGGTACGCTGAAGCCACGCACCAAGAAGTACCTGACCGTGCCTGTCAACGACCGGGCGGCACAGATGCGGGCCAACACGAAGGACCTGCGGACGCAAAACCTGACCTTCCGCAAGGGGCGTCATCCGGGCATCGCGTTCCTGTGGCGAACCACCAAGGGCAAGAACGCCCGCTCGGAACTGATGTTCGTACTCAAGCGGTTCGTCCGCATCCCAGCCCGGCCGTTCATACGGCCCGCCGCGACCAGCAAAGAGAACCAGTCCGCCATGGTCAAGGCGTTCCGCAACGGATTCCGCAGCGTCATCGCTCGGGCCTTCAGGCCTGCACCGGGGGCACCCACATGATCCTGTCCAGCATCTACCAGGCCATCTTCGACCGCGTGAAGGCCGACACGGGCACGGACGGCCTGTACAAGTCCGGCGCGTGGAACATCATCAGCGGTGCCTACAGCGTGTTCGGCACGCCCGCGGCAATCACCTACCCGTACCTGCTGGTCGGCGTCCGCCTTGAGCAGGACCACTCGCTGACGGCCGACGAGTGGACCGCGACGGCCACGTTCACCGTGTGGGACCAGGTGCAGAACTACGCCTCGTCGGCTGACTTTGATACCCGAATCACGGCGGTCATGGATCGGCTCCACGGCAATGCCGTCCTGCAGGCTGGCCGCATCCCGACCTATGGCTTCCACCGCCACCTGTTGGTCCTGCCGACCAACGGGTACACTGCCAAGGCGTCGCACTGCTTTGTCCGCACGTACGACGCGACGATGACGGACGAGCATTCGATCCAAGCGACGATGACGGCGACCTTCCGAGTGTCGGCACTTGCCGCGAACCCCTGAGAACCACCCATGGCATATCCGCTGACGAGTGAAACCGGCAACCTGACCTGCTCCGCGGGCAGCGGCGACCTGCACTATCTGCTCGGCACCGCCCTCCGCATGACCACGGACCTCGCCACCATCAACCTCGAGTCGAACGAAATCGAGGTGACGCAGGCGACGGGCTCCGCGATCAACATGCACAGCCGCATCAACGGCTTGCGGACGGGCACGGTGGACTTCTCGGGCATCTGGCCGCGGACCACGACGCCGCTGGGCATCACCAGCCTCGTGACCTACGCGAGCGGCTACGTCCAGTACATCAACGCGTGGAGCATCGAGATTGCGTGGCCGGAAATCGACATTACGTACTTCGCGGGCGGGGCAACCGGCCCGACGGACCCGAGTACGTCGTGGCGTCGCTGGATGCCCGGCGGTATCGGCATGTGGTCGGGCACGTACACCTGCAAGGCCGACGATGCCACGGCACCATCCATGCCGAGCACGGGTGCGGCGGCGGCGGCGACGTTCAAGATGGTCGAGGACGGGGCGACCGACCCAACCTTCACCGGCGACATTACCACGCCGCGACTGGTGCAGCGGGTCCGCTTGGGCGACTTCTCCGAACTGACGTACAACTTCAGCGGCTCGGGCAACTTGACGCAGGCGGCGGGCACGTCGCTGCCCGGCCTGACGGCGGCGTCTGGCGCCATCACCAAGCCCACTTGGAACATCACCGCGACCGACAGCAAGCCCGACAACACGTGCGTCCTGACGGTCGCTACGGGCCGCACGTACACGTTCCCGGCTTTCTGGAATCGCCTCAACCTGTCGTGGAAGGTCGACGACGTTGTCCGCGTGACGGGCACTCTCCGCGTGGCCGACGTTCCGACCGTGGCGTAAGGAGTGACCCGTGGCCGAGAACGTCGCAAAGGTCACGCTCGAGGTTGGTACCGACACGTCCAAGGTGGCTGGTCAGGTCGCCGCCGCGAAGGCCCAGGTCGAGGCCGGTGGTGGCGGCATGGCGGGTGCGGCTGATCGGGCGACCGAGGCCACCAAGCGACAAGCCGCGGAACTCAATACCGTCGGCGAACGGCTCAAGGGCATCAAGAAGATCTACGGCGAGCAGATCGAGGTCGTGCAGGGCCTCATCGGCAAACTGGCCGCGATCGGCGGCACGGTGTTCATCGCCTATCGAGTCGGTCAGGCGATCCGCGAGTACATCATCACGGCCCTGTCCGATGCCGTCGAGAAAAGCACGACCTTCAAGAACAATCTCGACCTCACAGACGTCAGCGGATCGTTGACGCAGGTGCAAGGCCAGATCCGCGACCTGCAGTCTCGCCTCGCACAGTCGCTGGAAAGCAACGTCGGTAGCCTGCTCAATCTGCTTACCGGCGACACCGTCGAATCGCTCAAGACCCAGATTCAGGACCTACAGCGGCTGGAGCGAAGCCTGCGTCAGACGCAGGAGGCCGAGAAGCGTCGGAAAGAGGCAGAACGTGCGGCCGATGAAGCACGACGCAAAGCCGAAGAGGAGCGTCGGAAAGAGGAAGAATGGCACGACCAACTCCGCAAGTGGTACGAGGAACAGCAGCGGCGAGCGATCGAAGTGCAGCAGTCCTGGTCGAACGCCTATCGGGCCATCCGCGAGGAAT